CTTTGGCTATCGGCACTATCTTTGCCTTTGATCTTTAGCTTATAAATAGCTCTTTTTCGGCTTCTCTTCGCTTTGTAAGCCCTTTTGACCGTTCACCCTTAATAAACACCCAACGATCAAACTCTAGAGCCGCTTGCCCCATTTTCTTATCAAGGAGGAGCTTGCACATAGTGCTCTTTTTGAAAGCCCCCAAACCAATATTGTAGACAAAACATACAATCGCGTCAAATTCATTCTGTTCAAGTGATTTCCCAAATATGTCTGTAAGGTCTAGGCTTATGTCTTCGATGTGGGCTTTAAGCATATAATCGGCTGATTTTTGCGTTATAGTGAGCCCCTCTTGAACGCCTGGGCCTGTGGTACCCCACCCTATGGTCCAGACCCCAGCAGGGCATTTATAAGCCGTTAAATGGCAGGATTCGAACTTCTTAATCAAATCCTCTGCCTTCTTCGAAGCTTTCATGCTATTCCTTTGGTGTGTCGTTTAATTTCTTAATAAGCAGTTTAATAATGGACATGCCTGAGATTATCTCAATGTTTTCCATTACGCTTTTGAGCTCAGTTAGCCCAATAAAACCGGCTAGTATTTTGACAATGGGAACCGCATCCCCTGTCATATATCGCTCAGTTAAAAATCCGAGCATAACAACAGCCTCGTAAACTGTGGTCTTTATAATCGTACGCTTAAGACCAGCGGAGGTAATCCTCTTACGCCGTTTACGGGCTGCCGCTATGCCTGAGACCAGGTCGGCCACGGTGAGCACCATTACGGTGACTAGCGTGGCCTTCACTGGCAAGAAGACCAAGGCTATAGACAATAATAATGAATATAACCTTGACATTTAATTATACGTTTCTTCCTAAAGAAGTTTGAAAAGTTTTTACAATTGTGTATAAACTTTGATGCTCAGAATCTGTTAAACCCAAACCAATATGAACAAAGCAATAATAAACATTTGGATATTGCCCATTTGGATTTAATATTTTAATAGAAGAAGCACCCAATGGACTTTGGTAACCAGTACCGTCAGTCCCTTTTATACCGTTTGCCCACAATTTAGTAAGCCTACTTCCATTAGTTCCACCGGTTATAAAGCCTTGTGGACTTGTTCCAGTGTTGGCGTCTCCGGTAGCAGCACTTCCATAAGAACCTCCAATTGCTAATTGCAAAGTTGATCCTCCAAGTCTTTTACCAATAAAAACCCCAGGATCTCCATCCCCGAAGCCTACGCCGTTAATGTTAGGAAAAGGTTGTCGTATGTAAACGCTTATACTGCAAGAATTTGGATCTAATGCGGTTTGTGGTACAAGTTTAGTGTCTAAATTGCAACCAATACCTGTTTGGTAAACTCCTAGGGTGCTGTAGCTTATAGCAAAACCACTCACTTCTACCAAACGATAAGCACTATCCAAATCTCTAGGGTCTTTCAAATTATACTTACAAGTGCTATAAGTTCCCCCGACCAATGGGTATACTGCTATCATTTTAGACCATAAATTGTTAGATTTAAGATCTAAAACTAGTTTATTAACCGCTGACTTTTGTGTTGAGTCTGTAATTCCAGATGCAGTAAAAAAAGCTTGGGCATCGGGATCGTACGTATCAGAAGGTTTAAATGACAAATATTTTAAAAATTTCATCAATTCTCCCAAAATTAGGGCCCCCCTTTCGAGGGACCCCTGTTGTTTATATTAGATGATTATCCAGTTAGATCCGTTATATACGATCATTACTGATTCGTAAGGAACTTGGATTTTATAATCAGCTTGACCGTCAAGGGTTTTACCGCCTTGAGGTGCAATTTGAATATAATTGGACTGCGACGCTACGCCAGATTGATCTTTAACAATAAAGACCGCGCCAGTATTAGCTACAGCAGGAAGTGTCATGATTCTGGACACGGAGACGTCAGTGACAGCGATTAAGTAGTCACTTGTGGTCATTGTGTAGTTTCCTGACTTTGCAGAATACTTGACAGTCTGACCGCCGCTCATTGTGATTCCATTTGCAGCTATAACGATACCGGAAGTTACAGTGCCCTTAACGTATACGTTATTAGGCCTGCTTGCCCCGTTAGCTCCAATGTCACTCACTCCGTCACTTCCAAATAGCATCGATTGATTCAAGGCTACAGGAGACGTTAAGTTGCTTAGATCTCGTTTTGCAGCGTCTGTCTGCACTCTAGCTGTGGTGTAGTAAAGATTACTTCCTTCAGCAAGGTTGCTTGTAGACTTAGCGCCAAATGCACTATCAAATCGAGCTTGGGTATAATATAAATTTGTACCTTCAGCTAAGTTTGTAGTCGACTTGGTCGAGAACAAGTTATTGATATTTGTTTGTAAGGTGGTATCTGCAGATGCTCTTGTAGAAGCTTCAGAAGCAATTTGAGAACTCAAATCGCTGCTTGTAGCAAATACAACGTCAGCTAACTGATAGCTACCGTAATAGCTTGATCCATCGTAGAACAAGTGTACGAAGTCAATTTTGTTAGCTCCGGACAATGTAGGTGCAACACCGTTAAACCATTGTACAGAAGGCCAAGTAATTTGACGTCCGCCTGTTCCGTCTTGGACTAGCTCAAGTAAGTAATCAGCGCCGGAAACCGGGTTAGAAAAGGTTACCGTTACAGAAGCACCTAATACGAACTTTTGTTTTGCCCCTTGTGCAAGGTTAATTGCAAAGTTAGCAGACTTAGTTCCACCGCTGTATACCGAAGGTTTAATGTCATAGTTAGGTGTGACATCTACTTTTCCAGATAAACCTGAGTTTACATAGGCTTTAGTTACCGGATCAGCTTCTAAAACGCTAATACGTCCACTTAAGGCAGTATCGGCACTTTGTCTAGCGGACTGCTCAGCACTATCAGCTGACTGTCTATTGCTAATTTCAGAATTTAAGTCCGATCGTAGACCAGATTCAACTCCCATAGCTCTAGACTGTTCAGCACTGTCTGCGGAAGACCTTAAAAGGGCTTCAGCGCTTACTTTGCTGTCAGCATAGTCTTTAGCTGCTTGCAAGTTAGAGGCCACAGTATTAGTCAATGCACCAACTACGGACTCGTCATTGGACAATTGATCGGCGATCTCTTTAAGAGTATCCAGTGCTTGTGGAGCACCGTTGATCAATCCACTGATTTTTCCATCAACGTAGGATTTGGTGGTAGGATCTTGTTCTAATACGACTAAACGTAGGTTTAGGCCGCTAACGTCGCCTTGTCTTTCAGATTTCTCTTGATTGACTTTAGAATCAACGTAAGTTTTAGTTGTAGGATCTTGCTCAAGAACACCAATTCTTGCACTTAAGCCGGACTCTGCAGACATAGCGCGAGACTCTTCTGCATTGACGTCAGATTGACGATCACTGATTTCTTGGTCAATTTTACCTTGAAGATCTACCTTAATACCATCGACATAGGTCTTGGTAGTGGGATCTTGTTCAAGGATTCCAATTCGATTGCTTAGAGCACTGTCAGCACTTTGACGTGCGGACATCTCGGCAGCATCGGCAGAGCTTCTTGACGAAGCTTCTGAGCTGATTGCAGCTTGTCTATCGCCAATTTCTTGGTCAATAGCAGACTGTAAGCCAGCTTCGACACCCATGGCTCGTGACTTTTCAGCCATAACTTCAGTATGTCGTGCCGATGCTTCTTGTGACACAGCAGCTTGTCGATCGGAAACTTCTTGCGAAATCTCCCCTTCAAGCATAACTACTTTAGAGTCAACGTATGACTTGGTAGTCGGGTCTTGTTCTAGAACATCCAAACGACCATCAAGAGCTTGTTCAGCTCCTTCGGCTCTTTGTTGTTCAGAAGACATTGCTGATTGTCTGTCAGATATTTCTTGTGTAATCTGACCTTGTAGATTAGACTTAACGCCGTCTACGTACGATTTAGTAGTAGGGTCGGCTTCCAGCATGTCAAGTCTTGAGTCTAGAGCACCATTGATGCCATCGACGTAAGACTTAGTGGTGGGGTCTTGCTCCAATACAGCTATACGTCCGCCTAACGCTTGGTCAGCGGATTGTCTAGCTGATTG